TGTAGGCCGTCTGAGCATGGCAGGCTCGCTGCCAGTTGTTGTCAAGCACCGCATCACGGGTGGCGCAGCAGGCGGCGTACTTCAGGCCACGCTAAACGCCTACTCGGTACGCCTGGGCGGGACGAACCTATCCTCCACGTTGAGCACGGCAGGCAACCGCATCTTGGGCAGCTACCAAGGTTTCGCTGGCGGCACGATAGGGTCGAACATCAAGACGGGCACGATCACGACAGGGAACGAGGCCAACCTGACCGCAGCAGTGCCAACCACAACTACGGCAGCGCTGGGTACTGGCATGGGCGGTGCATTCTGGGAGACAGTCTCGCTGGCGGTTAACACCGACGGCATCATCATGTCGTTCCAGAACCCAGCGGGCACCGTTAACTTGCTGGGCCGTCGCCTTGTGGTGCGTGGCATCTATCTCGCCAGCTATGTACAAACGGTCATCGTCGGTGGCCCGTATACGGCCGAATGGTTCATAGCTTTCGGGCATACCGCAGTGTCCCTGGCTACCGCAGAGGCAGCAACCACAAAAGCCCCACGGCGTATTAACCTGCCCTTTGTGCAACAGGTGACCGCTGCGCAAGCAGTGCAGACTACTCTGGCACAGAACCTGAACTTCATCGACTTCAGCGATGCGCCGATCTACGTCAACCCTGGCGAGTTCTTCCAACTTTGCACGCGGCACCTAGGCACAGCAGGTACTACAGGCACAGTTGTTCACCGCGTAACGCCGGTTTACGGCTGGGAGTAACAATGTCGCTCTACCTAATCGCCAACGGCCCGATGCCGACAACTTCGGTCCTCGCCCCCGTCGCGTTGACTGCCGCGACCCTCAAGACGTTGTTGCAGATCAAGCCGTTCAACATTGCCCGCATCGTAGAGTGGGGCATCAGCTTCGACGGTTCTGCTGCAGCCACCCCAGTCAAGGTCGAACTGATCGAGACGGATGTCGCGGCCACTGTGACGGCCAGCGTAGATGCTGATTGCGTAAAGCTCGGCCCCGGTGTTGCGGATCAAGCTGTTGCATCTGTTGCTGGGTTGACTCTTGGTACGTCGGCTACGGGGTACACCGCAAGCGCTGAAGGCTCGACTACTGCATCACGTCTGCTTGACGTGCAACTGGTCGCCCCAACAAGCCAATACGTCAAGCAGTTCCCTCTGGGCCGCGAACCGGTTATTCAGATCGCAAAGTTCGGGCGAATTCGTGCCAACGCTCCAGCGGGCGTCAACGCCTACTGCTACATGATTTTGGACATCTGACTATGAACTACGACGCAAGCAAGGTTGGCGTGCCCTACGTGCGCGCCAATCGCATCATCATCAACTACCCGCCAGCGCCCGAAATGCCCAATGTGGTAATCGAACAGTCGCTTGCCGTGAAGCTGGCTGATGAGTCAGTGCGCGAGTTGGAGGTGCTCGCACCGATCAATGTCACGCTGGACATGCTCAACGACGCCAACCTGCCCATTCCCATTGTGTCGCCAGAAGACGGCTCAAAGCTCGGCATGGACACCTCGCTACTGCAGGTCATGCTAGGCATCCTGGCCGTGGTGCGGTCCAAGCAAGTTCAGGCACCATGAGCATCATCATCTGCGGCCCCCTCGCTATTCGGCAGGCAGATGGCGCGTTCATGGCGGAGGATGAAGTGGTCGTGGGCCATTGCCACAACTTTGACCACCCCACGTTTGTGCGCAATGGCAGCTTTGAAATTTGCCTGCTCAACGTGACCGAGGTGAATGTCGATGGCAACCCGCTGAAGGCCGATGTGGAAGAGACGTTCAACATCCATGCCGATGATGAAGTCAACTGCCTGCTGATCCTGGCAGGCCGCTGGCATTCGCTGCGCGCCAAAGAAGACCGCTCACGCTACCAGTGCATCTACCCACACCGCACACCAACCTCGCTCACGATTGGCGGGCCGGGCAAGCGCCAGCAAGAGCCGTGGACCAAGACCGATGAACACGGGGACTTGTGGGTGCGCGTGGACAAGAATATTGTTATGGTCGCCAATGGCTGGGCACCCGCGAGCGAATGATGACCCCCACCGGCATCCAGCTCACCGACATGACCACCAAGTGGGGTCTCGTCACGGTCGCCAATACTGACAGCTCCATCAACAGGCAATTCACGATTTCTGCGCGTGCGGCCAAAGAGGTCGCGGCGAACAACAACATCGTGCCTGCTGGTGTTACCTATGAAGAGTGGCATGGCGGCTGGGCTGTGTTGTCGGGCCGTCCATGCAACATCGGCAACGGCGTGGTGAACCCGGATGGCAGCCTAGTGGTGAACTATGGCGTGGAGAAGGTCGCCGGGAAGATCACTGTGTCTCTGATGATGATCCCGCCCAGTGAGTGGGAGTTGATTGACGGCGTGGTGCACATCGTGCCGGAAGTGGCTGCGCAGGTGGACGTGCCCTTTGAGTTGGTCCACAAGGGTTAGCCATGGCCGTCGCGTTTAATGCCGGTAACATAACGTTCCCAGCGAATGGAAGCACTATTTCCATGAGCTACACCTGTTCGTCTGGGGCTGACCGGCTTTTACTGGTCAACACGCTAGAGGCTGGTAACACAACCAACAGCGGCACCTATGCGGGTGCCGCGTTGACATCTGTTGGCTCGGTGTCGGCGGTAGGCTCGTTCAAGATGTGGGCAAAAACCGCACCGGCCACAGGTTCGAATACGCTGTCGTTCGTTCTGTCTTCATACGGTTCAGGTATCGTTAATGTGTCGGACTGGACGGGTGTGGATCAAACCACGCCACTTGGTACGCCGATATCTAACACTGGCACCAGTGCGGCACCTGCATCCGGCAGCATCACTGTCCCCGCCAATGGTGCAGCATTTGGTACGTCATACGGCTCATATAACAGCACTGGCACGCCGACTGCGGGCGCGTCAACTACTTTGGTAGGTGGTGTCAGGTCTTCCGGACACCCGATTGCAGGCGGATATATCACGGCCACCGGAAACATTAACTGGAATATTGCTCAGTCAACCGCATGGGGCGCTTATTCGGTGCCCATCAACCCCGTCAGCGCAGGCGCTGCATTCCTTGCCAAGGGCTTGACCCCAATCTCCCAAGCTATCCAAGGGATGTACTGACATGGCACGCCTTGGTCGGCGACAGCCGATAAACCGGTTCAACGGGCAAGACCTAACGCGCCGGTTGATTCTTGCCAATGGGTTTATTTATCCCAACACTGACATCACGACAACAGGCTGGACCGCAACGCCCGGCGCAAGTTTTTACGGAATGGTCAACGAGTCGTCGCCCAACGATAGCAACTACGACACCAGCCCGGTGATCGACACGACGCAAGGCCCGCTGATCATGGGCTTGGACACGAGCCTGGCAGCAGGGTCATGGACCGTCAACCTTCGCGGCCTCTACCTCGGCAATGGCGGGCAGGCCCGTGGCTTGCTGCTCGACTCAGGCGGCAGCACGGTGGGCACCAGCTCATGGCAGACCCTGACAGCAAGCGCGACGACCTATAACCTCGCAGTGACCACGACCGGCACAGCGACGAAAATCAGGATCGAGGTTCAGTAGTGTCTCTGCTGCTTGCTCTGGCTGGGTCGAGGGTTGTTGTCACGCAGTTGAATGTGACAGCGGGGGGTGGGGGCGGCGGTGACATTACCCTGGCGCTGACGGGCGTGGCTTCGACAGGGGCCTTGGGCGCTTTCTTACCGCAGATGGCGCTGGCGCTGTCGGGCGTCACAGGCGGGGGAGCGTTGGGGACACTGCCCCCACAATTCACCTTTACCCCAACGGGTGTCACATCCTCTGGGACTTTGGGCAGTCTCACACCAGCCAGTTCCGTCTCGATGACTGGGGTCTCCTCGTCGGGCGCATTGGGCACCCTTGGACCGGTATTCAGTTTTGCCCTGACCGGAGTTACGTCCACGGGCGCGGTGGGCAGTGTGCTGCCGCAGTTCTCTATAACACCAACGGGGGTTGCTTCAACAGGCGCACTCGGTACGTTGTTGCCCGACTTCGTAGTGCCGTTGCTCGGGGTTACATCCGCCGGTGCGGTGGGCACACTCACGTACAACGCCAGCGGGGATATCACCCTGGCGCTGACGGGTGTGTCGGGGGCAGGTGCTCTCGGCACTCTGACGCCTTCGTTCTCCATCCCACTGACAGGGGCGTCTTCCACAGGGGCGGTAGGTTCCCTGGGACCGACGTTCAGTTTCGCCCTTTCCGGGCTGGCTTCGCCAGGGGCCGTAGGCTCCCTGACACCGGCGTTCTCTGTACCGTTGACTGGCAGCGCTTCGCCAGGTGTACTAGGTACGCTACTTCCAGCCGCCACGGTCGCCGTTACCGGGGTCTCCTCACTGGGTGCGCTGGGCACCCTGACGCCTGTGTTCAGCTTTACCCTTACCGGGGTGCCGTCCACGGGTGCGGTAGGGTCTGTGCTGCCAACCATAGCGGCCACCCTGACGGGCGTCTCGTCTGTCGGCGCACTGGGGCTTTTGACGGCGTCGGGGGGCATTACGCCCACCTACAACAAGAACGGGAACCTGTATCTCCAGATCGACCCAGACCTTTCGATTCTGCTGGGAACGCTACGGTTGTCGTCGTGGAATAATGCCGGAAGGCCCGCAGCGCCGTTGGGCTTCGTTGTGGGGTTCAACACAGATACATCCAAGCTCGAACTTTGGAACGGCACGGCTTGGGTCGGAGTCTTGCTGTCCTAGGCGATACAGGGTACACTTCCCCATCTCTGGAGGCCCTATGGCGACATCGCAACCCACCACGGCTACGATAGGCAACACGCCAAAGACCAAGAAGTCTTCCGCGTGGAAGCAGTCCGTCAACAAGCCCAAGACACACTGGACTGCCCTCAAGGCCGTCAATATGCCGCACACGCAACGTGCCCGGCAGAAGAAGATCGGGTAACCCATGGCTACATCGGGCACCACCGCATTCACACTGGACTTGGGCGAGACCGTCGAAGAAGCCTTTGAGCGTTGCGGCGCTGAAGTGTTGACCGGGTACGACATGCGTACTGCGCGTCGCTCCCTCAACCTGCTTTTTGCTGACTGGGCCAACCGGGGGGTTAACCTCTGGACACTGGACTCCAACACCGTCACGCTCGTGTCGGGCACTGCGACATACAGCCTGCCCGCAGACACCGTGGACTTGATGGACTGCGTCATCCGCACGGGCAGCGGGACCTCCCAGTCTGACCTCCCCATCACGCGCATCAGTGAGCCGTCATACAGTGCCATCCCGAACAAGAACAGTCCGGGGCGGCCGATCCAGATGATGATCACCCGGGGCACCGCGCAGCCGACCGTGACTGTCTGGCCCGTGCCCAACACCAGCACATACACCCTGGTGTACTGGCGCATGCGCCGTATCCAAGACGTGGGGGGCAATGCCGCTGTGACAAACGACGTGCCGTTCCGGATGCTCCCTGCGCTGGCGTCGGGGTTGGCATACTATTTGTCATTCAAGCTGCCCAAAGCGCTGGAGCGCAGCCAGATGCTGAAGGCGGTGTACGACGAAGACTGGCAGCGGGCAGCAGACGAGGATCGCGAAAAGGCGACCATGCGGATAGCCCCTTACATGGCGCGGGTGTGACATGGTCCAGACATTCGCCACCGGCAAACGAGCCCTTGGCATCTGCGACAGGTGTGGCTTTCGCCACCTGCTCGGGGAGCTGAAAGAGACTTTCGTTCAGGGGAAACCCACGGGCTTGCTGGTCTGCGACAGCTGCTTCGACCCCGACCATCCCCAGAACTTCCTGGGCCTGACGCCGGTAGACGACCCCCAAGCGCTGCGGGTTATTCGCCCTGACGTGGCAGAGCCAGCCGTACCGCCGTACGTCCCACCGAAAACGACATTCCCATGAACTACGCAGCGCTTGTCGCCATCATCACAGACTTCGCGGTTGACGCGGAGACGACTTTTTTGTCGCACATTCCCGACTTCATCCGGGCGACGGAGAAGCGGATTTACCACGACGCAGACCTGCCGGTAGCCCAGCTCGACGCATCCCCCGCTTTTACAGGCGCTACTTTTTTGGTGCCTACAGACTTCCTGTCGGTAGACAGCCTTGCCGTGGTGGTGTCGGGAGAAGTACAGTACCTTCTGGCCAAGAGCATGGATTTTCTTAACACAGCGTACCCCGTCGCTTCGGTGACAGGACCACCTCGGTACTTTGCGCTTAAAAACAGCACCACAATTCAGGTAGCACCCGTACCCGATACAACGTACACCACACAACTTCGGTATTTCGGGTACCCTCCGTCCATCGTCACTGCGGGCACAACCTGGCTGGGCGACAATTTCGAGTTCGCGCTCCAGTACGGTGCGCTGCGCGATGCAGCGGTGTACCTCAAAGAAGAGGCAGATATCGTCGCGATGTACGAAACACGATACACCGAGGCTCTGGCCCAGGCAAAAGCATACGGCACGTCGCGTAGTCGGATCGACCGCTACCGTCGTCGCGGAGGTCAATAATGGCGAGTACATACACATCCGCGCTGCGGCTGACCTTACCCACCACGGGCGACTTGTTCGGCACGTGGGGAGACACCATCAACGCGGGCACGTTCAGCCTGGTTGAGCAGGCGATATCCGGCCGGGGCGTCGCGGTCATGACCGACGCAGACTACACCCTGACAGCGCTCAATGGGGCATCGGATGAAGCGCGGAACATGGTCGTGCGCATTACGGGCACCCTGACCGCTGCGCGCAATGTCATCGTGCCGACCCAGGCCAAACTGTTTATTTTTGAGAACGCCACCACGGGTGGGTTCGCTGTGACACTGAAGACGGCGGCAGGGTCAGGCATCTCGGTGCCCAACGGGTCATCCTACTTTCTGCGGTGCGACGGCACGAACGTGGTCAATGCCTTCTCAGGCTCCACGGGGTCAGTGACCACAGTGTCCGGAACAGCCCCTGTCGTCTCCAGCGGCGGTGCAACGCCTGTCATCTCCATGGCGGCCGCGACCACGTCCGTTCCTGGGTATCTGACAGCAGCAGACTGGACAACCTTCAATGGCAAGCAGGCAGCGCTGGTTTCCGGCACCAATATCAAAACCCTTGGAGCAGCCTCGTTGCTCGGGTCCGGTGACTTTGGGACACTCAGTGTTTTATACGGTGGTACGGGAGTAACAACGGGTACCGGTTCCGGCAGCGTGGTGCTTTCCACTAGCCCCACTTTGACGACCCCGGCACTCGGTGCTGCCACCGCCACAAGCATAAACGGCAGCACCGTGCCCTCGTCTGACACACTGGTTGGCAGGGCTACAACCGACACCTTAACCAATAAGCGGGTCACGGTTCGCGTTGGCTCAACCGCATCATCGGCCACGCCGACGATCAACACCGACAATGTGGATGTGTACAAGCTCACCGCGCAGACAGTTGACGTCACCTCGTTCACCACAAACCTGACGGGCACGCCTCAGGACAACGACTGCCTGATCATTGAAATTACCGGTACTGCCGCACGGGTCATTGCCTGGGGCACTTCGTTTGAGGCCAGCACAGTTGCTCTTCCAACGACCACCGTGACGACTGCAATGCTGGCTGTGGCTTTCTTGTGGAATACAGCCACGTCGAAGTGGCGGTGCGTGGGGGTTGCATGACACCGATACAACGACGGGTTATCGGGATGCTAGGCCAGGGTGTTCCGAAGACGTACACCACTTGGAACCCCTCAGACAAAGGCGCTGGAATGGTCCTGTCTGGTAGTAACCTGGTAGTCACTACAACAGGTGGTTTTTTCCAAAAAGTAAGGGCCACTATTGGAAAATCTTCTGGTAAATGGTACTGGGAGGTGTCATTGTCTGGAACGACGGGTGGGTTTGAGGCCGGTATAGCTATCGGCGGCACTGCTACTACTACCGAGTTGGGGGACTCCGGGGCCATCTATGAAGAAATCGGCTTCTTAGGCGTTTCTGGAACTACTGTTTATTCTAAGACGGCAGGAACGGCGACTGTTATTTCTGGGGCGTCAGGTTTTTCGTCCGGAGACATTATGGGCTTCGCACTGGATATGGATGCAAAGACTATAAGAATATATAAAAATAATACGCTGTTTGCCGACAACATAGGTGCTAATCTTTTGACAAACACATACTACCCAGCGGTGGGTACCCGGGCTGGTGGGGAAGTGTACACAGCCAACTTTGGTGCCTCCGCGTTTGTCTACACGCCGCCGAGTGGTTTTAACGCAGGAGTCTATCTATGACACTCTCAATCGCAGGCCAGGACGTTCCTGATGCACCCGCAACCCCATCAACTCCTACGGTACCAACCGTTGACAAGACGTCCATCGGCGGCGGTACCGTGGGGCAGCCTGCCTCTGTGACAGTGGTAATTCCTCCTGCACCGGTAGCATCTCAGAACGTCGTGTTTCTCAACGGCATCCAGACGCCCCCAGCGGGCACGAACGTCGCTGTGTCTTCCACAGGGTCGTGGGCCAACTCGGTCTATGGTGGTATCGCAGACGCGATGATCAAGTTCTTCTCGCTGTTCAAGTCTCCTTCCGCTGGCTACGCCAAGCAGGCCGGGTACTTCGAGTCCGCCATGGACATGAACGGCAAGGGTGGCCTGGTCGCCGGTATCACGGGGGTGGCGCGCGGTTTCGGCCCGATCAACCCGGCAGGCGGTGTGACCAACGACATTGTCGGTGTCAACTCGGTATCCTTCAAAGACAACGCGGGCTGGGCTGCAGGTGTCCACGGAGAGGTGCACGATAATTTCCCAGGCGGCGTGGCCATCGGCGTCAACGGCGAGATTACGGACCTCAAGCCAGGCACACATGGTATCGGCCTGAATATCATGAATTGGGCGCACAACCCACCAGCTGACGAGTTCATCCTCGGCAACGGCGCATTCAAGGATGGCATCGTCATGGAGGGCGTATCAGGTATGCAGCACCTGCTCAAGCTCTCCACCGGTGGTAATGCCATCTGGGTCTATGACCCGCAGCCCTCATGTGCCGTCATTGGCAAGCTGCGGATCACACTGGATGGCCAGGAGTTTTCGTTGTTGGTTGGAGCAAAATAGACATGAGCGAGGCAAAACGAATGATCCCGACTTCCGAACAAGACTGGGAACGGCTGCGAAAAGACGTAGCCAATCACGCCGCCAGGGAGGAAAACCAAAACTCACAAAGCGACATCGAGCGCCGGGTTACCAAGCTAGAGGCGAGGCTCGCCGTGATTGAGGAACGTATGGTATCGAAACTGGAATCGCTGGCCGCAGCCTACGGCGTCATGGCGGAAGCCCTTGACAAACTGGTGACACGCAATGAGTTTGACGTGATCCGCTTCCTTGTGTATCTACTCACAGGCGGCGTGGTCGTGACGGCCTTGGTCATTTTGATTCGCGCGGTGCTGAAACTGTGAACGACACGCCCATCCTGCTGGCGCTGATCAACTTGCTGGGGGTGATGGTTAACGCCGTAGCCCCTGTGCTGGCGGCCGTCGCAGCCTGCGGGGCGGTGTACGTGTCCTGGCGCAATGGCAAGAGTATCAAGATGGCCAAGGAAGATATCCAGGGTATCCGGGATACAGCCAAGCGCAGCGTCGAAGAGCTGGACCTGATGGCCACAGGCGCACACTGGAAAGGGTACACCCAAGGGGTGCAGGACGAGAAGAAGCGTGTGTCTAATTTTGGTAATCTGGACGTAGAAGACTGGAGAGGTTGATATGAAGCTCATTGACGACGTGACAGGCGCTTGGCGCAAGTTCAGCACCATCGCTTTGGCGAGCGGTACGGCCATCCAGGGTGTGTGGATTGCATACCCGGACGACATGAAGGCGCAGCTATCACACGGGACGGTCAAGCTGGTCAGCTATGTCACGGGCATGATTCTGGTCTGGGGCCTGATCGGGGTGTTCATCAAGCAGGCCAAAGCGGCGGACGTGTCGGAAGACAAACCGTGATCACGCTTAACCAGTACGTTGGCGTTCACCGGACATCGCCCGACTGGACGCCCGCCCGAGAGCAAAACGCTACGAAGTTGTTGGCTCAATGCTGTGCGTTGGAGGTAGAGATGGCGCGCATGGGGATACGCTTCCCGGACAACCCGAAGACGAAGAGTGGCATTAGCGGCGAGACCTTTGGCGGCTTCCGTCCCCAGGACTGCCCTATCGGCGCGCCCACATCACGTCACAAGCAAGGACAGGCAGTTGATCGGTACGACCCAGGTGATCTTATCGACGCATGGTGTATGGCGCACCAGGATCGGCTGGCTGCATACGGCATCTGGTTGGAGTCGCCCACAGCCACGCCCGGCTGGAGTCACTGGCAGTGTGTCGGGGTTCCGTCGGGCAATCGGGTGTTTTTTCCGTGAGCGCTTATTTCTGCGTTCGGTGCCTTGGCAGGGACCACCAGTCTTACCAATGCAAAAGACCTTGGCTTACGGGCCTGGGTAAGGTCTAATGTACACGTACGTAATCGCGATGCTTGTGTCTGCCGCGCTGGCGGGCGTAGGTGCTTGGAATGTCCAAAATTGGCGGTATGGCAACAAGGAGAAGGCCCGTGTCGAGCAGGTTCTGGATACCGAAAAAGAGCAACGCAAGTTCGACAACAAAAGGTCGGGCAACGTCATTGCTGCACAAAACGCTGCTGCGGGCCGCGTGGCCTCTTTACGCGCTGATGCTGCTCTGGCTCGTAGTGAACTTGATGGGCTGCGCCAGCTCTCCGACGCAGCCATCGCCCAGTCTCGTAGTTCCCTCGATGCCTGCAATATCACTGCCGCTACCCACGCAGAGCTATTCGCTAACTGTGCAGCAAGATATCAAGACCTGGGGGTTAAAGCTGACGCCCACGCCTCCGACGTCAAAACCTTGATGGACGCCTGGCCAAAAGAGTAAACATGCCACTGCAGAAACTTCAATTCAAGCCCGGGCTGACGTCCAACAACACGTCACTCTCGAACGAGGGTGGCTGGTACACGGGCGACAAAGTGCGTTTTCGTAATGGCTTCCCGGAGAAGATCGGCGGGTGGGCGCGAATCTCCTCGGCGGTCTACCAGGGTATCTGCCGCAGTCTGACGGTGTGGCGCACACAGGCGGGGACACTACTGACTGGCGTCGGCACTCATTTAAAAATATACATCGAGTCTGGCGGGGCGTACAACGACATCACCCCGATCCGGCTAACCCAGTCCACGGCAGCCAACGCATATACAACGACAAACGGTAGCGCCGTGGTGCTCGTCACCAGCGTCGCCCATGGGGCCGCCACAGGGGACTTCGTCACGGTATCCGCCTCGGTCACGGCCGTCGGCGGCATCGCAGCAGCCACGTTCAATGGGGCTTTTCAGATCACGTATGTGTCGGCCAATACCTTCCAGATCACGGTGTCTACCGTCGCGACCAGCGGGGCTACGGGCGGTAACGGGACATTCGCGTTTGAGATCGCCGTAGGGGAAGCGCTCAGTACAGCCTACCCCGGCACGTATGGCACGGGCACTTACGGCTCCAGCACCTGGGGTGCCACGACAGCAGTTCGGGCGGCGCGGATATGGGACCAGGTACCCTACGGGCAGGACCTTGTGTTCGGCCCCCGTGACGGCCTCCCATACTACTGGACCTGTGATCCAACGCCGACCGTATTCAACCGGGGCGTCGCGCTGTCCACGCTGCCCGGGGCTTCGGCGGTACCGCTATTTCAGTCGGGCATGCTGGTGGAGCAGTCTGCGCGCATTCTGGTCTTCTTCGGGTCCAATGGGTTCGGCACGACGACATACAACCCACTGCTCGTGCGGTGGAGCGACACGGAGAGTGTCGTACAGTGGACGCCCTCTGCCACGACCCAGGCGGGTGAGTACCAGTTGTCGATAGGCTCGTCCATCGTCGCGGAAGTGCACGTCAGCAACAACATCTTCATCCTTACGGACGCAGCGGCTTACACCATGCAGTACGTGGGGTACCCTGCCGTTTTTGGCTTCTCCCAGCAAGCGGACAACATCTCCATTGCAGGCCCGAGCGCGGCAGTGTCCACAAACGGTGTCGTCTTCTGGATGGGCGTGGACAAGTTCTACTATTTCGACGGCCGCGTGCACACGCTCAACTGCCCTGTGTCAGACCACGTTTTCGACAACATCAACCTGGCGCAGCTGTACCAAACGACGGCAGGCACGATTGAGAGCTTTGACGAGATCATGTGGTTCTACTGCAGCGCGTCAGTCTCTTCGCCCGACAGCTACGTCTGCTTCAACTACACCGATAACGTGTGGTCGTTCGGCACCATGACACGCACCGCGTGGATTGACTCCGGTTTGAAGACGGGTCCGTTGGGGGCTACAGCGGTCAACAACATCGTCGTCCACGAGCAGGGCTCAGATGACCTGTCCACAGCGAGCACCACGGCGATTTCCGCGTATGTCGAGTCTGCCGATTTCGATATCGGGGACGGACACAACGTGGGCTTCGTGCGCAGCATCCTGCCCGACGTGACATTTGCCAACTCGTCAGTTACCAACCCCACGGTGACGATGGAGATTCGTACACGGAACAACCCGGGCGCAGCGCACAATGCGGACGTGGCACAGAACGTAACACGTGTCTCCACGGTAGATGTGGAGCAGTGGACCCAGCAGGTGTTTATCCGCGCGCGTGGCCGTCAGATGAGTTTTAAAATCGCGTCCGACACCGTGGGGGCGCACTGGAAAGTTGGCACGCCCCGCATCGACACACGCCCTGATGGGAGACGGTCATGATTCGCCCACCGATCATACCGAAT